TCTCCAAGCCCAATTTGGACTCAGATGCCAGCTCCAATTTGGACTCAGATGCCAAGTACAAAGAAGAAACCAGTGAACAAACCAGTGAAGAAGTAAAACAAATACATAGTGGAATTACTTTCGACCAGATTTGGGAATCCTATCCAAAGCGTGAAGGCTCCAATTCAAAAAGCGGGGCGCTTAAACACTTCAAAGCAAGACTTGCGGAAGGATGCAAGATTGAGGAAATGGCCGCTGGAGTTGCCAGATACCTGCTTTTCTGTCAACTCAAGGGCTGGATAAAAACTGGTTACGTGATGCAGGCCACTAGATTTTTCGGAACGAGCAAAGAGTTTGAAAATGATTGGGAGATTGCAAATGCAAACCAAAACAGCCTCGGTTCTCAGCATGGATTTCAGTACACAGGAAGCCCGTCAAAACTTTCAACAGTTGGCAAAAACGGTAGAGCAGCAGAGCAATACCTCGCAGAGCTTGAAAGAGAGTCGCAGAGCACATCAGGAGACGATGGTGCGCTTGTGGCAGAGACTCGGTGAAGCATTGGGCGCTGCGTTTCTTAACCAGTACGGCGCAGTAGGCGAGGACGCATTCATGACTTGGAGCGCATCCCTTGCCGACCTGAAAGCGGAGCAGATTAAATCCGGCTTTGCTAATTACATGCGTTCAGATGATCGCTACTTAGACCTCAAGAAGTTCCGCAATTACTGCATCGACGTAACGCGCCACGGCTTGATTCCTGTTGAAAGGGCTTACGAGGAGGCTTGCATGGCCCATTCACCCAAAGACCGCCAGAAGTGGAGCCACGCGGCTGTGTACCACGCAGGGCGCCTCACAGGATGGTCAGACCTTCACGCAATGCCACGCGCACAGATGATGCCCCGTTTCGAGCATTTCTATTCACAGCTTTGCAAGCGCGTTTCAGAAGGCGAGGACATAAACCTAGACGTACCTGACGCAATCCCGCGAGTGATTCCAAAGCCATTGAGCGGCGAAGAAAACCACAGACGCATGATGAAAATGCGCGAGGAGTTAGGGCTATGAATCAAATCAACCCGGCGACCTACCGCAAGCGATTATCTCGCGGCATGAATCCAAGCGAGGCTCTATCGCTGCCAGTTGGCAAGCCCCATTGGGAAGCGCGAGTTGAGCTAGATCGCGGCGATACAGTCCTAAATATTCTGCGTGACCGACTAAGCGCAGGCAAGACCATAGGCCAAGTCGCAAACCTTCTAGGGGTGAAATACAACACGTTATTCAAGCGCGTTAAGAAGCTAGAGCGCGAGGGATTGTTGGGCATTGAGAACCAGGAGGCAGCATGAGCACAGAAACAAAATCAATGTTTGATTGTTGGGATTGCTACCCAAGGCTGTGCCGATGCGAGTGTGAGCATGGCGTTTTAATGAGCATGGAATGCGCTGACTGCAAAAGAACTGAAACGGGAGAGGCAGCATGAAAAACAAATCAGAGCATACAGCAGAAAGTGTAGATATTTTTGCGCTTGTTGCTCTTGATGAAAAACAAATTGGTTACATGAAAAATAAAGACGTTAAGCAGACCATGTTTTTCAGGGTGGAAAGTATGCGCGGAACATACAGAGATGAAAAAATTAATACGCCAATTAGAGGGCGATATTTGTCTGGGCTTTTACTTGAGGATGCGGCATGTTAAATAAACTTCAGGAGCTATTCACAGTCCATTACAGAAAAGGAAACGTGCTTTTAATTAACGCCGACTGCATGGAAGTTATGAAGCATGTTAATCAAGCTTATTTTGATCTTGCTTGCGTCGACCCGCCTTATGGCGGTGGGGATATTGCCAGCCATACGCCAAGAGCAAAAGGAACAACAAAAAACAAAATACACAAGGCGACAGTATGGAATATAGCACCGGAAGGTGAATATTTTGACCAGCTTTTTAGGGTCTCAAAAAACCAGATTATATGGGGAGCGAACCACTACCCGCAATTTTTAACAAGCTCAAGGGGGTGGGTTTTTTGGGATAAGCTGTATGAAAATACTTTTAATTTTAGCGCTGGGGAGTTGGCCTATACCTCTTTCGATAGGGTTTTGAAAATGTTTCGCTGTTCTCAGAGATGGATTCCAAATACACCATTGAATATTCATCCATGTCAAAAGCCAGTAAAGCTATACGAATGGCTTTTAAAGAACTACGCCAAAGAAGGCGACAGGATTCTAGATACTCACTTGGGTTCAGGCTCAAGCGCAATAGCGGCGCACTACGCTGGATTTGACTTTGTTGGCTGTGAGCTAGACGAAGATTATTACAAGGCAGCTTGCGAAAGATTCGACAGAGAGACACGACAGCAGGCGCTAGCGATTTGAAATGGCCCCGCCAATACTTCATCGCCTACATGCAGGCAAAAGGCGACAAGGAAGCGGAGAGAGAAGCCCTAAAGGGTTGTCCTGTAGAATTTCAGGCATTGGTAAGGACTCATATCAGGATTGAGGAGGCGAGGCGGGAATGGCAGCAAAAGCAATCAGCTACGAAATAAAGACCATGTTCGATATTCCCGGCGCTATCAAATGGGCAAGCGAGAATGCCACAAAGGGACTGCGCGCTGGAACGGTAGTTTTCTCGCTAGGCAGGATAAAAAGAACCAATGACCAAAACTCGAAAATGTGGCCGATGCTCACAGACGTTTCAAAGCAGGTCGATTGGTACGGCGAGAAACTAACAACGGACGATTGGAAGCAAGTGTTTAGTGCAGCATGGAAGCAGCAAAAGGCAGTACCGGGGATAGATGGCGGCTTTGTAGTTTGCGGCGTCTCCACCTCGAAATTGAACAAGAAAGATTTTAGCGAGTTGATAGAGATTATTTACGCATTCGGCGCAGAGCATGGCGTTAAGTGGTCAGAGCCAAGCCTGCAAACATTTAGCCAATATCGGGAGGCAGCATAATGAATTACCAAGATGAAGAATTGAAGTGTGAGTATCGAGACAGCCGGCCTAACAGCTTTGCAAGAGAGGCGTCTATGGGGGCTGCGGGAAGCCTAAGCCAGAAACGACAGCCTTCTGTGTGGACTGAACTAGAAAAACAGCACAAGGAGATAGAGCTTTTACAGGAAAGGGTGCAGGCGCTTTTAGCCAAATTAGGCCCGGTTATAGCCGCTCAAGATTGTGAGGCTGGTGGCGTTGCTCTGGGGACAAAATCCCATGACTGCGAACTGGCTGCAAATATCGCGGGCAAGACTGAGAGCATTTCGGCGGCTTCATACAGACTTTACCAAACTATAGAAAGCATACAACTCTAGGAGCCACAACAATGAAAACAAACCACGATTGGTCAAACGATGAATTTTTTATCGGACGCTTCCCCGGCATAGGCAAGAGCCTATCAACAACAAAGGAGGAGCATATAGCAGCGCAGGCGAAGTTAGAGCTTCAAAAGGCTGAGTATTTTGCAAGAGGCGGGAGTGTAACGCTTTGCCCACCAATGGCGCTGACGCCTGACGTGGAATATGAAAAACGAAGAAAGGCGATTCATGCGGCCATGTTCAAAAGCAATTTGGCTAGGGAGGCGGCGTGATGAAGGATGCGGATTTCTGTAAACGTCTTTGCCAGCTACGGGTTGAGGCGGGGCTGACTCAAAACGAACTTGAAATTAGCTGTGATATGCCGCTGTCGGTTATCAGCCAATATGAAATAGGAACACGCCAGCCGGGACTGCAAGCAATAAAGAAATTGTGTAAAGGGCTTGAGTGTACGGCATCGGAACTAATCGGAATTTGAGCGCACAGGCGCAGGGGTGAGGGTATGAAAAGGATATTTGGAGTTTTGATTCTTACCGCAATATTTTTGGCTCTGTTTGTGGTTTCGGCGCTAGATGTAGGGGTTATCGCTGCGGCCATATCGTTTGCAATCTCGCTCTTAATAATTGGTCTTGTGATGTTTGCTGCATATCTGATAGCCGAGGATTAAATGAGCCGTAAATGCCGCCTAAAGTCATGCCGCGCAGAGCTGCCTTCGGTGAAGGAGTCTAACCATTGGCAAAAGCAAAACTTCTGCAATGTAGACCACATGGCGGCGCATGGGCTGGAGAAGGCACGGCAGCAACAGGAGCGCGCTAAGAAGGCCACAGCAAAGAAAGAACGCGCAGAGCATAAAGAGGCAAAGGAGCGTATCAAAACGCGCGGGGATTGGCTCAAAGAGTGCCAGATTGCGTTTAACGCATTCATTCGCGAGAGAGATGCAGGATTGCCATGTGTTTCGTGCGGCAGGGGCAACAACGTGAAGCAAAATGCCGGGCACTATCGTTCGGTAGGCTCAGAGCCAAGCCTCAGATTTTGCGAAGAACAGGTATGGAAACAATGCGAGCACTGTAACTCCTACCTATCCGGCAACTTGATTAACTATCGCATTGAGCTACTTCGAAGAATTGGGCCGGAAAGACTAGAATGGATTGAAGGTTATCACGAACCAAAGAAATACAGCATCGAAGATTTACGAGCTATCCGTGACGAGTACCGAGCAAAACTAAAGCAACTGAGGAGAGAGGCGGCATGACTCAAGACCAGCGCGACGAGATTGATCGTCTTGTAAATATCTTCATTAACGGCCTGACCTCGATATCCAAAGATGCCGGGTGGGAAGGTGATTCGCTCCTGTCCCGCGTGATTGAGTTTGCAGGATGCCCGCCCAGGCCTACCGGGTACGACCAATCCAATATGGCAATGATTAACGCCATACGGTTTCTGTTCGGGTCCAATCCAGACCTGCCGAGGATTAAGGCGGCCATAAACCTGCTGCTTAAAAGCAACCAAGCGCAAATAGAGGCAATCTTGCATAAGCATTTCTACCGAGGCCTGAACGAGCGTACTGATCGCAGCTTTACCGATGCCGACCGAGCAAGACTCTGCAATCAGGACGAAAGAGCGTTCCGTTACAATGTAACATCTGCCTATAAACTGATCGATCGGGAGCTAGACAGGGTTGATCTGGTATTTGCTGAATTTTATGAAATGACAGGTTGACAAAAGTTTTGTTATAACATAGCCTCTTAAATGTAAATTGAGATAGTCCCCTCTATCTCAAGCAGAACCCGTTTCGGCGGGTTTTTTTATGCCTCGAATTTCCCTCGCGCCACCCCTTGGCGCTTACTCCTACCGCCCTCAGAAGTCTTGGGGGCGTTTTTTTTGGAACTGACATGATAAACGAACTTCAACAGCACGTAGACCACGACACGGTAGGAAGATTAATTGCTTACGGTGGTGGCTCGGTAGGCGTTGGAGTTACGAAGATGGCAGAGATAGCCCAGCAAAGCCCGGTTTACGATTGGGGCTACTGGATGTTTGGGGCGGCGATTTTGGGAAGGCTTGTGTTCGATGTTTACAAGTACCTGAAGGGGAATAGCAAAGAGTGAACGCCGAAAAGCTGGAAGAATCGATCAAGAGCCACGAAGGCACGAGATTGCTGCCTTACGAAGACACCGAAGGCTTCCTCACAATCGGTTTTGGCACGAACTTAGACGCAGGTATCACTCTGGATCAAGCCTACGCACTTATGCGCTGCGCCCTGAAGACCTGCGAGAAAGAATTAGACCGAATGCGCCCAACATGGCGAGACCATAACGACGCAAGGCAAAACGTCCTGATCGAGATGATGTACAACCTCGGAGCTAAAAAGCTCAACAGGTTCGTCAAAATGTGGGAAGCGCTGGAAACCAAAGACTACAACCACGCCGCCTTAGAAATGATTACAAGCAGATGGTACGAGCAAGTTAAGGGGCGGGCGATTACTTTAGCTAATCAGATGCAATCGGGTGAATTTCAGTGACCGACCGCAGGATCTACTATACCAAAGGCTACAAATATCAACTGTACGCCAGGGTCGAGCATCAACTCCCCGACCACTTTTTGACGTACATCGAAGCGGCGATTCAAACCAAATTTATCAGCATTTCCCTGACAGGATTAATGGAGTTCTGCTACTCGTATTCGTGGGATGGCCCGAGCGGCCCTACATACGACTCCAAAGACTTTATGAGAGCGTCCCTGATCCACGATGGCGGCTATCAGCTAATACGGGAAGGGGTAATTGCTCCAGAGGCAAGACGCCTGTTTGACGACGAACTAAGGCGTATTTGCCTAGAGGACGGAATGGGCGCTATCAGAGCCGGTTATTCTCATTGGGCCGTGTCCAAGTTCGGGAACAGCGCATCAATCGAAAACAAAGACATTCTAGTAGCGCCATGACCACCGATCCCGCTGAAGTATTCAAGCGAGTGTGGCAAGGGCCTCAGTCCGCGAGATAACGCTCTATCGCACTGACATAGAGTTGAGACGCAGATATACCGCGATCCGATGCGGCTTTCTCGGCGCGTGATTTGAGATCGGAGGGGCATCGCACGACGATTTGAGCGGAGAGAGGTTTATCGCCCCGAAGGGCGTTTTTCTTGCCTGTGTTGCCGTGTGGTCTTGCGGTGTCGTCAGTCTCTAGTATGTCAGCGACCCGGCCCCTGATCTTGATGGTCGAGCCATTCTCGTCGCGGGAGGTTATCGTCACTAAGTCGCCAGTAGACACGTCGCGGCCTGTCTTGCCGGTGCTGCCGTCTTCCAGAAGAACTGTATGCATGTCGCCTCCTTATCGCGCAGCACGAGCCGTGATGATGATGGCAGCGACTTCTTCGGGAGTGCCTTTTGCGTCACGGTATACCTTGAAGTCTTCTGTCTTTAGGTTGCCGATAAAGTCGAGGTCTCCAACGATTAGTTTAACGGCATCGCAGTGAGCTTTCTGGGTTGCTGCTTGTGCTTTCTGGGCTTCTGTCATCATCGGTGCGCGCATTTCCTTTCCCCTTGTTGTAGGCCCGCTTTATTGCTGACCATGTGTGTATAGTACATCAACCATATTTAAATGCAACGCAAATAAACAACTATTTTCAATTATTTTGGTATTGCTATGAAAATCATGATGTTAGCAGCGATTATTTTTGCTTTAGCGGGCTGTGCTGAGTTTAATGCCATTAAATCAGGCGTAGCAACTCACGGAGCAGATGCGGCAGACCAGACAGTTGAAGTAAGCATTTGGTCTTTGTGTGAAGCATCCACAGTTGGCTCTATCAAGCGCCGCTTCAAGACTGACGAGGAGCGAGACGCTTACAACGCTATGTGCGAAGGGCAGCTTCCTTGAGTAAACCGCCAATTCTAAAGCAGATGCGTTACCGCAAGGCCGCACTAGCCGTGCTACACAACCCTAATAACTCCAAGAAGGCCAAGACTGCGCGAGGTTCGGCGCTAGGCAGTTCTAGGTGAGCAAGCCCCCAAAGGTCGAATTCAGAAGCATTGACCCGCTACAAGATTACTACTGCGACCACAAGGGTGACTTCTACTCAGTTGCTAGGTTGGTGGACGAGACAAAGAAACTCAAAGCATTCGATGTGCCTATTGCCTCGATAGACCTAAGCGGCATCATTTGGAACGGGCTAACAATTTTCCAGATTGCATTCCACTGCCACAAGGTCAAGAAGGCAGACTTATCTAAGCCTATTATCCTCGATTGGAATGGCGCTATAGCAGATGGCAGGCACAGAATCATTAAGGCGCTCATTGAAGGCAAGCGCACGATTAAGGCAGTCCGTATGCACTGGACTATTGAGCCGGACAAGAGGGCGGAAAGCGAATGAAATACAGAAAGAAGCCTGTTGAAGTAGACGCGATTACATTTGATGAATTGGTCGCCCACGGCGTTGCAAGCGGCGGCAATATCGTTAACGGGATGCCTTGGTCGTTTGATTACTGCGGCCACGCTATCAGTCATGAGCGCGATGATTGTTATCTAATCCCTACGCTTGAAGGCACTCACAATATGACTCCGCTGGATATGTTAATGACTGGCGTTAGGGGCGAAATATACCCATGCAAGATTGACATATTTCTGGAAACTTACGAGCCGGTTAATGACTAGCGCCGAGCAAGCCCTAATCGACTACCTCAAGACTATCAAGAAGGGTGGAAGGATAACGTGAACGGCAAAGGCGATAAGCGCAGACCCTCACAAGTAAGCGATAAAGAATTAGCAGATAGATGGAACGCTGCATTCGGCAGCAAGAGTAACGACAAACCGCAGAGCGGTAATCATCAAAGCCGGGGGCTAGATGGGAAGGCCAAGCAAGTATAGCGACGAATACGCAGATTTAATCATTGAGAGAATATGCTCAGGCATGTCCCTTAGTGAGATTTGCCGCGATGACGAGATGCCCGCAAGGTCAACTGTATTGCTGTGGGTGGCCACTGACCGCGAAAGCTTTTCGGACAGGTACGCGAAAGCTTGCATGGCAAGAGCTTACTTCTGGGCAGACGAGCTAATTGATATTGCAGACGATAGCTCTAACGATTACATGACTCGTCAAAGAGATGGCGAGAACTATGAGGCTGTTAACCCAGAGGCAATAGCTAGAGCGCGCCTTAGAGTGGATACGCGCAAATGGCTTATGTGCAAGCTTATCCCTGCCTACTCTGACAAAGTTGAATTAGGCGCAACAGGTGATGTGGCGGCGGCACTAATGGCATGGGCCAACAAATTACCGGATTAAGCCCCGCTATACAGCGATGCACCGATAGGCATTACGACCTAATCCCGCACACTGTTCAGCTAGAGCTAGTTAAGTCCGTGCCTAGCGGCTTGCGCTTTCCTCTTGTTCCAGCGGGTAGACGCTCAGGCAAGACAGAGCGGTTTAAGCGATTCCTAGCCAAGACTGCAATCAATACGCCTGGGCAGAAATACTTCGCAGCGGCACCGACACACGCACAAGCTAAAAAGATATTCTGGCAAGACCTAAAGCTGCTGACTTGTGCGCCTGCCCACAGCAGAAAGCCTAGCGAATCAGAGCAGATTATCTACCTTCCCAATGAAACCGAGATCCACGTATTTGGCCTAGATAAGCCAGAGCGCATGGAGGGTATCAACTGGACAGGGGGCGGCATTGATGAAATCGCAGATGTTAAGGCTGATGCGGTTAATGAAAATATCATGCCTTCGCTTGATACAGTTGACCCTCGCAGGCCCGACTATCGTGCTTGGTGTTGGTTTCTTGGTGTGCCTGATGGCCTTAATCACTATTACGAAATGTGCGAGAGGGCAGAGCGAGGACTAGACACAGACTCTAAGGTATTTCACTGGAAAAGCTCTGAGATACTACCTCCTGAGATTATCGAGGCGGCAAAGCGAAGGCTATCCCCTCGGCAGTTTAGGCAAGAATACGAAGCCTCGTTTGAGACTGCCACGGGCAAGATTTACGAGGACTACAGTAAGGCCAATTACACGGATGCCGTGATTGAGCCTCATGAGCAATTGCTGTGGATGCACGACCAGAACTACACGCCTCTATCCTCTGCTATTGGAGTGCGAAGGGGCAACAATCGAGAGCAGTTATTCCTGCTCGATGAAATCGTATTGACCTCTGCCATATCCAAGCAATCCGCTATCGAGTTTGTGGACAAGTACGAAGACCACAAGAACAAGCATGTGCTGATCTACGGCGACCCGGCAGGCAGAGCAGGCGAGAAACACGGCCACGCCTCTGACTACACCGACATAGAGCAAGTGCTTAAGACAAGCGGTTGGAGCTACACGCGCAAGGTTAAAAACAAAGCCCCTGCGATTAGAGACAGGCAGAACGCAGTCAGGGCCAAGATACTGAACGCGGCGGGTGAGATTAGCTTGTTTGTTAATCCCAATACTGCCGAATGGTGTCACAAGGGACTAGCCACGGTGCAAACCCTTGAAGGCTCAAGCTACCAAGAAGACCAGAAGAACCAATACCAGCACATCACCACGGCGATTGGTTATTGCATTGATACAGAATTCCCCATTACCGCGCAGCACATACAAACCCAAATAGCAGGCTACTGATGACACAGAAAGCAAAAGGCGTCCGCACGCTGCATCCGCTTTATGAGAAAATGCTACCCCTGTGGGAAAAGTGCATGGATGCGGTGGAGGGTGAGGATGCCGTACATAAGGCGACGACCAAATACCTGCCTAAGCTGCGCGCAGAGGCCGATAAGGATTATCATGCACGACTAGCCCGCACTCCGTTCTTTAACGCAACGTGGCGCACTATAAGCGGCTTAAAGGGCATGATCTTTCGCAAGGATGCCGTGTTTGAGGAGCCTGCCTCGCTTGAGTCGTATCTTAAAGACGTAGACATGGCCGGAACGCCCCTAGACCTGTTCTCGCAGAGTCTTGTGGAGGACGTTTTGACCGTTGGCCGCTCCGGTGTATTGGTTGACTATCCGCCTGCCGTTGAGCCTGATGCTAAAATTACAGTTGCCCAAGCAGCCAAGATGGGCATGCGCCCCATGCTGCAAAAGTACAACGCTGTGGACATTATTAATTGGAAAACCTCACGCATTGGCAATGTCGTTAAGCTGACGCTCGTTGTGTTGATGGAAAAAGCCTCTATTGAGGGCGATGATGAATTCGCACAGGACACAGAGACACGCTATCGAGTGCTAGACATTGTGAATGGTGTTTACAGGCAGCGCGTATACAGAATCAACAAGGATGGCAAAGAGGAGCAGGTAGGTGGCGACCTATTCCCGCTAATGAATAACAGGCCGATGGACACGAT